CTCGGCCCACCTCGTGAGGTCAGTTTCGATGCCGTGAATGGTGCGGACATACTTGGGCTGACGGAAGATGAGGTAGGGCTTGCTGGGGTCGGCTGTGGCGTTGGTCTGAGTCCAAGTGGTCAGGCCGGTCTTCACATGAACCGGGGCAGTGGCGTGAGAGTCGCGGCTCAGGGCCAGAACTCCCGCGTCAAAGGCCGATTCCAGTTCACTGAGGGTCGGGCCGACGGTGATCTCGACACCGGCGAACCGAGCATGAGTCAGTGACTGCGACTCACCCCGGGAGGCGAGGGCACCGGCGACCCGGGCGGCGAACTCAGATGTCGAGATCGCCAACTCCGTCTGCCCCGACCCGAGGGTGGAGTCAGTCAGGGTGCCGATGCCGACATTGACGATGTTCGGGTTTGCGAGGGCAGCAGACCTAGTGCTGGCAGTTGCGAGACTCTCGGCAGCCGCTCCACCGAACACGGTGAAGAACCTGTTGCCCAGATCGTTCTGATCGTCAGTCCAAGTGGCGACCGTCGTCCGGATGCCGGAGTCGGTCAGGCCGTAGGGGCAAAGGACGGCGAACTTGTGGATGCTGAAAGCAGTGAGAGCGGCGACCCAGTCGGCGCTCAGGATGGTCGTGCCGTCATTACCACCAGTCAGGTTACCTGTGGAGCCGCTGACGGCAGCAAGCGCGGTGCCGCTGGTAACGGAACCGGCGGTCACCCAATCAGAATCAGCGTTGATCTCCGCTGCGAGGCTGGTGATGTTGGCATCGGTGTAGACATACTTCTCTACGAGGACCGTGCCGTCAAACAGCAGCAGTTCGTTCTTGGTGCTGTCGGCAGCGTGATCTTGGGTGACGACGGTCAGGTCGTTGCCCCGTGTGCCCTCATAGCGAGCGGTCAGGGTGATCGCGGCAGACGAGGAGGTGTTGTTGAGGGTCTTCGCTGCCTTCGCAGCAGCAGCCGCACCCATCCGGAAGCAGACAACCTCACCGGCTCCGCCACGGCCTTCCAGACCTTCGCCCTGAAATGCCTGACGAACGGCCCGGTAGCCGTCGGTGTCGTCGGAGGAGCCAAAGATGTTCTGGAACTCAGCGAACGATGAGACCCTTACGACCGTCTCAAACGGACCCCAGTCATGGGTGAAGGGAATAGCCACGGCAGTGCCGGGGTTCGGCGGAATCGCCTCAACGGTCTGACTCTGAAAGTTGACATACGCGCCCGGTAGCGTCGGACGGTTGGACTTGGAGAAGATGCCACCCATGTTTGTTCTAGCCTTCCTTCACTTCGGAGTTGAGGAACTTCTCTACGGCAGACTGGGCAGCCTCGGCGGTGATGTCACCGGTCTTGCCTTCAAGGGCACCAGCCACGATGTAAGTCGGATGACCGACGAGCGCCTGCGACTCGGCCAGCAGTCTCTCGATGGAATACTTGACGGGAGAGTTTCCGCTGTTGCTCTTCGGCGCGGCCTTCGACGACTTCTCGGTGGTCTCGGGCTGTTCAGATTCTGTTGACAAAGTGTTGTTCCTCCGGGTTTCTAGGTGACATCCTGAGTGGTTCTGATCTCCTGCGCCACCCTACCCGTTGAGAGTATCTGACCGTCACGCTCCCATCCCAAACGAACTTCTGCCGAAACAGTGAACAGAAGTTCGTCCTGAGGACTCTGGGTTCGGCTCACCTCAAAGTCAAGAATCCGTGCGTAATCTTGCTGGTGGCGAGCGGTGGAGCCTTCATCGTGAGGGACGGCGTCGTAGTTGTAGAGGGGAACCCTTGCGGCCCTTCCCTTGTCTACGCCGATACGAAAGGCGCGGATCAGTGTGTCTTCCGTCTCGCCCGCTGCGATGAGGGACTCCATGACAGTCACCCCGGGGACGGGGAAGGCGTGAACCATGAAGGTCTGGACGGCACTCATCGTATGGTTGGGTCCGGTAATCGTCTGGCCGGTGGCCTCCATGACCTGAGCGGCGGGCCGACCAAAGGTGCCCTCCTCGACCAGCAGCCGGACCTCCCACTCCTCACCAAGTGCGACAGAGGTGTAGCGTTTTAGACTTCTCAGGACATCAAGTGAGGTTCTCATGTGATGTTGGCGTAGGGGTTCTGCCGCTCAGTGGTGGCGGCCCACTTCCGGAGTAGGGGCTGGACGACTTTCTGCCAAGTCGCCTCGATGTAGTCAGCACTGATCTCCAACATGTAGTTACCCGGGGAGCCGGGGTGAAGGACGGCCTTAGCGAAGACATCCTGCCCGGTCACTTTGTCTACCCAGTGGAGGGTTCCCCCGGGCTTCTTGGGGACGATCAGATACTTGCGGGCCTCAGGTCCGAACAGGCCGGTGCCGTAGTTGACATAGGGCGCATACTCCAACTTGTTGAACCAACTGGCCTCGTAGCCCAGCCCAACGAAAGAGGCCGCTCGGCGTGACACATCGTCTGACCGCCATGCCTGCCTGAGTTCGCCAGTATCCACCGGCGTGTTCTTCTCAGCGATCTCCCGGGCGGCTGCTGCGACGGCAACCGGGGCGGTCCGAGTAAAGACATGGGCCGGGTTGCTGTCGAACCACGGCGCTAGTTTGCCTCCTACATATCCCATCAGCGGGCGGCCTTTGGCTTGCGGCCCCTGCCCCAGACCTGATTCTCTTCGGTGCGCCTCAGGTTGAGTTGCCACCCGATCACCCGGCGCTTCTTACGCATGGGTTGGGGGTCGCCCTGAACCTCAAACTCATGGGTGCCCAACTCGACCGACTCGACCCGGATGCGGTCGGTGGCCTTCCAATCGAGTTCCTCTCCCAGTAGGTCACGCTTGTAGACGATCAGGGTGGGCTGAGGCTCGGTCAGCACCCGGCCATCCTCAGCGCGTTCGCCTGCCTGTGTGACGCTCAGGCGGGCCTTGATCGGTTCGCTCTCCTCAGAGGTAAAGATGGTCGAGCCTTCAACCCGGTTGCGGCTTGGTCCCTTGCGAACCCGGTAGGCGGTGTCTACGAGAGCGCCACGGAAGCCCATTACGCTCCCGGCGACAGGTAGGACGGAGGCAAGGCCGACTCATCCCAGTCCATCTCGCTGATCTCAAAGGCCGGGCGGTTGGCTCCGCCTGCCCAGTAGTCCTCCCACTCATCACGCTTGTCTTCGGTAGACATCCGCCAGAGCAGATCGTGGAGCAGGGGCCACGGGTTTATGAGTTGGGACTTGCGGAAGTCGTCCATGTTCCGGCGACTCTCGGAGTAGCCGGTGACATTGAAGTTGGAGATGGTCTCAAAGTCGGCAGCCACCTCGATGGCATCCTCCTGAGACCGAAGGGCGGACTGCTCGACGGTGCGCTGGATCGCCTCTTCCATCGTCCGCTCATACTGGGAGGGCAGCGTGGCAAGGGTCCGGCCAGTCACATCCTCGACATACTCAATGGCCCTGTCGAGGAGGACTTGTAGTTTGGCGTTGGTATCGAAGCCGAGGGCCACGAAGTCCATCCGCGACCACGCCCTGATGTCTGAAAGGTCCGGAGCAGTCATCTCACCTATTGTGCCCCATGAAACGCGAAAGGGCCGGAGGCAACCAAGCCCCCGGCCCCAATCGCAGATACCGCGTGTCTACTTCTCGTCCTTGTCGGCCTTCTTCGGCTTGGGGAGCGAGGGAGTGGACTTGCTGTCAAGGGAATCACGCCCGACGACACCCTTCACGAGCCGACCGTCCGCGTCCTCATGGACATAGACGACCGAATCACCGCGCACAGTGGCTGAGGCGACGGACTTGACCCCGGCGGCCTTAGCCACCTTGTCGAGGTCAACCTCCACATCCTCAGCAACTTTCAGTTGCGCCGCTCCGAGGTCTCCCTCGTAGCGAGAACGGCTGCTCTTTATGAGAGCGTCAGCACTGCCCCCTCCCTTACCGAACTGGTCGGCAAGTTCAGCGGCTGCTGCTGTGGCATCGTTACCTGCTGGCATGAATCACCCTTCTGGGCGGAGTCTCTACGAGACCACGCTCCGGTAGACGGCACGAGGATCAACCACGGCGACTCCGAAGTCCAGACGGACCTTGAAGTCAACGGAGTCGAGTTCCCAAGTGTAGGGATCGTCTCCGCTGCCAGCGGCTGCGCGAGCCTCGGGGTTTTTCAGGAACACAGACGGCTCCTCACGACCGTTGAGGAAGCCGACGGCGAAGCCGGGGACATCACTCGGGTCAGCGAACAGATACCAGTCGTTCGCGTCCGACCAGTAGGGGTCGCGCACGACGGCGTCGTTCGGGAGGATTCCGACGAGGGGGTTCATGTTGCCCTTGTCGAAGGCAGCCGAGGTCGGATCGTTGACCGTGGTGCCCGTCTGCTGCGACCGGATGATCCGGTTCGCAACGAGTTCCAGTTTGACATTCTTGACCGCGAGCGTCCTCGGACGCACGACGATCCTGCGACCGTCGTCATCGGTCTGAGACTCCATGTGGCTGATCGCGTCAGCCAGCGAGGTCTCGGACAGAGCGGCGGTGGCGGTGTTGCCACGCGACGAATGGAACGAAGCCGTGCCGTCAGGCGCGGTCGGGTTCGACTCGATGTAGGCGATGATGGTCTCCGTGACGAACACGGCAGCGGAGTAACCCATCTCTGCCGGGTTGTCCCTGAGCAGGGCACCGGAGTCATCGTTGACAATGGCCTGACGGGTGATCGAGTAGACCCCTCCGTAGGTGTCAATGATGAGTTCGGCGTTGTCCCGCTCATTCCGGTTCATCTCCGGGTATTCGCCGCCGTCACCGACATATCCAATGCCAGTCACGCCGTTGAGACCCCTGATGCGCCGTGCGCGGAAGTCGTTGACGGTTTCGATGCGTCCGTAGCGGCGATACTGCGGCTCGACCCGCGTGTAGCCGTTGTAGACGCTGGTGCTGACCGGACCGTAGAGGAAGGACGGGAAGTCCGCCTTTGTCTTGGCCTCAGCGAGATCTATCTCGCCAGCCTCAGCCTTGCTGAGAAGGTCATCCCGGTAGTCCATGTATGCCTCATAGAGGAGGACCGGGCGACCGATGGTTCCGAACTTGGACATTGTGTGTCTAGTTCCCTTCGTGCCTTACGGCTTCTGGTCGAGGTCAATCCGCACCTTACCGGTGGGAGTGCCCCTGTTGTTTGCCACTTCCACGACCCGACCAAACTTCGTGTTACCACTGCTGGTCTCGGTCAGGGCGTTCGCTGAGGTGATGTAGATCGGGTCACCGACGGCAAAGCCGCTGACCGTATCAACCTGAACGATTCCCTTTGCGATGAGGAAGTATTCCTCGTCGTCTTCGATGGTGGTCGCGTCGGCAATCGTGGAATCGAAGCCGGGCGACACCTGCTTTACGGCGATGCCGACGAAGTTACCTTCCTTGACGGGCTGACCATGAGTCAGCGCCGCCGAGGCAGTTTCGTTCGTCACATACACGCCGCGTCCGGGCCTGTTGTAAGGCATTAGACGCTCTCTTTCGTGTCGGTGTTTCCGTATGCCTGCTCGGGGTCAATCCCGGCTTCTTCCAAGAACTGCTGGAAGAAAGGCTTTTCCGCCGGGGTCGTGGGAGCAAGGTCGCCGTCCGAAGACGACGGTCCCTGACCCTCCACCACGGTGGGAGCCACTTCCGCAAGGAGTTCACGCGCCTCACGGATGTCGGCCTCGACGCTCTCGGTGAGAGAGTCAAAGGCACTCTTGTCCTCGGTAGCCTGCTGGTCGAGTTTGGCCGTCGGGGTCTCCCCGTCGAGCGAATACTCACTCAGCAGTTTGGCCTCCGCCTTGCTAGGCAGGGCTGCTTCCGAGATGATCTTGTGGGCCTCATCCCTGAGGTCACGAAGTTCGATGAGGCGCTTGGTGGACTCGGCAATCTTGGTTGCCTCCTCCAAAGCCTCGCTCCGGGCCTGTTCACGGGCCTCGGTGAGTTCCTTCTGGTGTAGTTCGTTCTGGTGACGAAGTGCGACATGGGTGCGCTTGGCAACCATGTCACGAACGGCCTTTGAGACCCCGCTCTCGGGATCCCGCAGGGCTTCTTCCAACTGCTCCACGGTGTCGCCTCCTTCGGCGGTTTCGTTTGTCTCATCGGCGTCTGCCATGAGTCCTTCAATGAGATCGGCAATGCGACCACCTGCGCCGCCCTCGCTGACCCAGTCAACTGAGCCGGGGGGATCACGGCGGATGCCCTCGACAACCCAAACCTGCTCGCCTTCCATCATCTCCTGATAGACATCGGTCGCCTTCGCCCTGATGGAGGCTTCCAGCAACTCTGGGTCTTCCTCGATCAGCCTCTTGACCTGACCAACAGGCTTGACCCGGGCGACAACCGCGCCCTGTCCGAAGCGGCCCTCAGCGGGGACGCCCTCGTCCCACCAAGATTCCATGATGCGGCCACCCAGATCCCGGATGCTCCGGGGGAGACCTCCGGCAGCCTTCTTGGCCTCAGGTGACTGGTGGTCTATATACATCTTCCAGCCAGTGAAGACATCGGCGTTCTCACGGAGCATCTCAGGGGTGTATTTGTGCCTGCCCAGCCCCTGTCCGATGGTCGGACGGATTACATGGATGAGAACGGTGCCGTCATCTTGAAGCGGACTCGGGCGGGAAGCCAGAGACTCCTGTAACTCCAATGCTGCGCCGTTGTTGGAAACTTCCGGTGTTGCGGCCACGAAGAAAGCGTAGGCCGATTATGGGGCGCTCCCCCGAACGAACTTTCGTAGCCACTCAGGCCAGCGTGAGCATCTCCGGGGTCAACTCTTCGATGGGCACATCGGCAATCTCCTCTTTCAGCAGTCGGATCTGCTCCGCCTTCTTCTGTCGCCCTGTCAGCAGGTCAATCTCCGGAGTGACCGTGAGGTAGTAGTCAGGTTTCATACCCCCGGTGACACCAGCGGCCTCAAACTCGACCGCGAGGTCTCTGGCCCTGCGCCCCATGCCGACGGCGGCCAGACCGTCAAGGTAGATCTCGACCCACTCAGGCCCGTGCCCGGCGGCGTCGGGGGGTGCGATGAGGTGCCCTAGTTCGTGAACTAGGACTTCGACACACCGGAAGCCTTTGGGTATCCGGATCTCCCACATGGCCGGTATGGCGCAGCCAGTCTTCCGGCGGCGGCCATCACCCACGGTCACATTCCAGTCTCGTGTTGCCTCGTGGATCAGTGGGTTGGAAGATGCGTCCTGAAACCACTTGGTCTGCTCGATCTCACGGACCGTCTCAACCACCTCGCGGAAGGTGAGGGTGTCCTGCTCGTCACGACCCAACGGACCGTGGATCTTGTGTTCGGCGCGATAAACTCTTGCCCGCTGGCCGTCTCGGTCGCGCCCGTTACCGACCAGCGAGCGTGTGGGTGAGCGGGCGAATCGAATGTCCTCTGTCGCCCCGGTTATGTCTTTACGCTCACTCACATCGTGAGTATAGCATAATGCTCAGTCAGTTGTAGCGACCGGAGATGTCCACCGCCATCTGTAACGCCTCGGCAATCGGGCCTCCGCTATCGGACATCACAGACCACTCGCCCAGTTTGGGCGGCTGCTCAGGGTTCCTCTCAACCTCCGCAATCCAGACCTCCTGCTTGCTCTGGGGTCTGGCAATCTGAACTATCAGGATCTCCTGCCTGTCGTCACGGTCGGTAGGGCGGGTGTCATCACCGGGGATCTGGTCCGCCGCCCAGCCCATGCCAACCCTGCCCACCATCCGCGCCTTCATCTTCGTAATCAGCGCGGTCACCTCAGGGATCGAGTCCTGCCCAGTGAATGACTTACCGGTCGTGGGGTCAGTGAGGGGGCAGACGGCGAACCCGTCAGGCGAGTCAATCAAAAGGACCGGTGCCCAGTCAGCATCCGGGGCAAGGGTCGCGGCAATGTCTCCCACGGCCTCAAAGATGATCTCTCGGAACTGCTCTACTGTCGGCGGGTCAGTCAAGGAGGCACTCCCGGGCGGGCTTGTCATCTCGACGCCTCGCAAACTGAGGATGCCTTAGCCCCCCGCTCTTCATGGTGCCCATATGTTTGACCTCGATGACGGCACCCAGCCAGTCATCTTCGTTACGGGTCATGTCTTCTCGGGTCTTCATATCCATGCCGGAGCAGCGCCCGACTTCGACCAGCCTACCCGACCCGTCATGCTGCCCGAAGACAACTGAGCCGACCAGCCCAGTGAAGCCGTTGGCCCCGGGGGTGAAGCCCATGACCACGGCATCGAGTTCCATCTGGGGCTTGACCTTCATCCAGCCCTTGCCCCGCTTCCCTGAGGCGTAGGGCGCGGTCACATCCTTGACCATCATCCCCTCAAAGCCCTGAGTCAGGAGAGCGGCCAGCGAGTCATCCGAGACGGTGACCTGTGGGACTATCTGAATCCGACTCAGGCCAGTGCTGACCGCTCGCT